TTCATAAGTGACATTGTGTCTTGGGTTTTACCACCAGGTCCTACGAGACTTTGACCAGTCATCATGAACATACGGTTCACAGTCTCAGGAGCGGATAATTGACCAATCAATCCTACGGCGGCTTCACCACTCATAGTAAAGCCAGACATAGTACGCATTGCTTCAACACTTGAAGCCTGTTGCCTTCCACTGATGCCTGTAGTCGCTTCTAAGCCCATCAAAGCATTAATACCACCCGCACCAAGGCGATAGTTAGTTAGGGGCTGACGGTAGGTATTTTGAATACCTACTTGACTCATTCCAGTCATCTGCTGGAACAATACTGATGTACGGTCAGCCGCTAATGAGTATTCACGGTTGCGATCTACACGAGAGTCAATCGCTCCCATAGTTGCATTAAATACTTGGTTGGAAACCTGTGCACCTGAGGCAAGAGCAGCCCCACGGGTCATCATCATTCCTCCGCCACCCTGAGGACCCTGACCACCAAGAGGGGTGTTTAACCAACTTTGAATACGAGTAGGACTACCCTTATCAATAGGTGTTGGCGTAAAGATTCCACCAAGTACTTTGGTGCTACCAATCTGACCTACGCCACCTGCACTACCTTGACCATTGCCTGCCCCTAGTCTTTGGGCTGCTGCACCTGCCTCTTTGAGGGCTTTAGCAATACCTTCGGCTTCACGCTTAATAGATTCAAACTTCAACTTGAGGTTATTAAGTGTTTGTTCGTCCTGTTTGATACGAACATTAACGCTGGCAAGCACAGTGTCAGCCCCACCTAGGAGCCTATTTACCTCGTCTTCACCTAAATCTGCCATAACTAACCTCCGTTGTTATTCCTCCATTTTGCCATACGAAACCAGAAGTCTCGTTGGCGGACGGTCATAGACCGTAAATCCGTGAGGGTAAAGCCTTTGTAGACAGAGGAGATCAGTTCGTATTCCCAGTATAAGTATTTTACACTAACCCAGTAGAAGGGATACCCAATCCACCGCTACTTCCATATCGGTTCCACAGTGAGCGCATTGGGTATTCACCCCCTGCATCTTTGGACCCACTTCAATATTCGTGAGGGTTTTAACAATAATATTACGATCAGCCAAACTAAGGGCTTTAGCCCATGTGACTGGATCTGCTGGTGCTTCACCCTCGTCCCAAACTGTGCAACGAGCAATCATAAAAGTACTTTGTTCAGCCGAAGTGTTACTAGCCTTCGCAATGTACAAAGTATCTGCACCTGTTGGGATGCGAACTTTGACTTTGTTACCTTTACGAAGAGTTACTTCTAAAGGTGCGTGTAGATCAACGGTTGATTTAACAACTGGAAAGTCTTCAGTCAAGTTGATTGTGATGTCGTTGGGCTTTTCACACTCAGGGCAGATTCTACTGAATGTTTTCTCTGGACCATAGGTCGCTTTGATGACACCTAAGAACAATGCATCACGGTCTCCCGTAATTAACTCTTGAATAGTCGCCTGATTGTTATTGACCAATACCGTACCGATACGGTGGGTAGACCGTGCTATGAGGGAGTTCATATACTTCGCATATGTCATATTGCGGTCGGTTTCAAGAGAAGCAAGGAATTCCTCATCTTCTCCTGTCAACTCCCGCACCTCAGCAACTGTCTGCCATAGCCCTGTAGTTGGGTCTACCACACCTCGTTGTAATGTAACTTCTAGAGATTCAGGTTTTCCAATACTTGGAACTGCATCTTTGAGTGCGTCATTAAACGACTCAACATCCTTTTCATTACTCAATTTGTAAATCCTTTTGTGTAGTTATTAACCCTTGGTGGCTAAGGCTGAGATTTCAGCGGCGTTCCATGCAATGTAGAAACCTTCATGGTGCACGGTCAACTGCTGAATCATGATACCACTTTCGCCAGCAGAGAGGTCACTCAATGCATATGCACCAGGCCAGCAGTTAAATAGTTTAATACCCAACTTGGCATCACCAAGGTTCGGGTTATTGCTATTGGTCTGTCCTGCTTCTTGGTATTGACCTGCTGATACGGGGTGGTCAAACACCTTGACAGTGATGTCACAACGGTAGTCATTGTCTCCACTGGAACTTCCTGTTGAGGCTTGGTTCCATGAGTGGAGGAATTCCTGCCAACGCCACATGTCTGCTTGGTCATGGAATACACCACGACTAAAGGTAACAGGGGCAAAGTCTGACTGTCCAACCAACTTATGGGTATGGGTGTTCATTCCGCCTTCACGGTACCCAACCATTTCGTTCTGTACAGAAATACCAGACATCACGGAGAACCCAAGTTTTCCAATGTTCGGTGCACTTTTTGCCAATCCCGAAGTCTTTCCTGCGCCAGCACCACCCGTAGGGGTGATGTCAACGAGGAATTTAAAGTTACGGATTGGATCGGAGGCTGTTGCTCTTGCCATTTTTATATACTCCTATCAGAGTGTTTCTACGGTGTTTGAACCACCAGTCCATTGACTGATGTTAATTACTACATACTCAGCGGGGTATTGCAAGGCAACACCTACTTCAATGTGTACTTCCCCATTGTTAATCGTGGTAGCCGTATTGTTCGTGCTGTTACAGACAATATAGTAAGCCTGATCAGCGTTAGCACCCTTCAATCCACCTGCTCGCCAGAACTCTGACAAGAGTGAAGAAGTAACCATGTTAAGACGGTTCCACAACCGCTCATCGTTCGGCTCAAAGACAGCAAAGGAAGTTACATCCTTCATAGCCTGCTTCAAGAAGTTTAAGGAACGACGAATTGGAATGAACTTGTCAGGGGTGCTCTTTGAAAGGGTACGAGCACCATTAATGATGATGCCTCCACCAGGGATGGCTTTCAACATGTTGACATTGTAGGTGTTGTACAAAACACCAGTTTGTAATTCCGTAAACTGAGTAAGAAGCCCAAGAGCGTTACGGACTTCCACATTGCTTCCAGCAGGAGCCTTAGCAACTGTACGAGAAACTTCATTACGGATATAAGCACCAGCAATAGCACCACCTGGATAGGTCGTACGAATAGCACCTGGTCCCGACTTAGATGGGTCAACCATTTTCAAGGCTGGGTAGTACACAGCACCATATGACGAGGCGGTATATGAACCAACGACAGTTCCACCAATGGTGGTGTAGTCAGTTTGGGCGGCATCAGGGTCAATGATGACAAATGAGTTACCTCGTGTTTCAGCCTTATTGAGGAAAGCGTTAACAATGGTGTTAGATGTCTTACCAACGGCATTGAGAAGCAGTACGCCTTCAATAGTGTCAATCTTTCCAAGAGCATCCACATAGTCCTGATCAACAATGGCAGTTCCATTGGATCCTGAACTTGAGGTAGCAGTCACTGTGGACCACGCCCATGCGGCTTTTGCAATGGCACTTGGAGTAGAAACAGTGACAAACTTGGAGTAGTTGTCAAGAACAGCATCAATGTTACGGTTATTTGAAGGATCCACCGACAATTCATTCCAACGCTCAACCTCAGCACCATCAAGTTTAATGACCAAGTTGAATGTTGGGATGACACTTGCCGTAGGGGAAACTGAACCTGCGGTGATTTCATAAGTCAAACCGTTACCCCAGGTTCCTGCACTCACAGCAGTAGCAGTAAACAAAGCAGCAGAAGCCTGACCATTACCATTGGGGAAATAAGAAACTGTTGAAGTTGCCTTGACCGCATTGCTGGCAAGAACACGGTTGATATAGGCTTCCTTACCACCATTTGCAAAGTAGTGATAAACAGCAAAACCTAGTTCGTAACTTTGGTTAAGTTCACCAAACAATGCTTTGTACGAAGCCCACGAATCTACAAAGGTAGCAGTGGTAGGTCCACGGAGGGCTTCTCCAAAGAAAGCAGCGGCGGACCGTGTGGTGTTTCCTTGCTGGGTCTGTGAGACCTTCGTGGATTCGCTTACATATACGCCAGGGTTAGTGTATGACGGCATTAGAACTCCTCAGAAATGGGGGCGGTGAATATATCTGGATTATTTTTATCTGCGTTATAGATGTTACCAACAACAGATGTAACTTGCTTGACTGATACTAGATCAGATGTTGGCATCTCTGCTGACATTTGAACAGTAAACACTTTTCTAAATATACGCTTTTTAAAGCCTGCCTCTTGATCTAGCAGATCGGCGGCGGACCACCCTGCTAAGTCAAAACGGCGTATCGTATTGTCTTCTGGAACCTCTATGAAACCCCTACGAAATGGCATAACACGCCGTAGTATTTTACTTGTTAATTGACGATCATGCATAGCACTTCGTGCGAAAGTACTAATTTGGTACACCAAAGTAACTGGTGTAAAAGATTCTACACGCAAATAAGTACCTGCGGAGGCACTTCCCCGTAAATCTGTAGCGGTCATTTCAGAAGGGTAATAATTAATAAAGTCCCCACGGGAAGAGGCAGATGAAGAGTTACTGTAGTAGTAATGGGTCTCAGACAATTGACGAGAAGTGTCGTGGGCAATATCAAGAAGTTCTACCGTAATAAACGGATACTTCTTTTCAGTTTCCCCCTCTGGGTACCTATAAAATACACTTACGGGTCGTTCAGCATTACGGTCATCTGTGACAGTAATTGTGGCAAAGCGTGCTTTTACAGCAGCATCTTCGGCAAGCAAGAAGCCCTTAGGCATTATGAAAGAGCCTTTTCAATTAACTTGCTTAGTTTTTCTGCAAATTGAGTCTGAGCCTGATTAGCGGCTTTACGCAAGATGGGTCGGGGAGGGTTTTCGGTATCTCCATATTCAAGGATATGGGCTTTGGGGCTTGTTGAAAAGATACGAAGGCTTTCAGTAGCACTATCGTATTTTACATAAATGGTGTTGGCATCGTCACCCCAAGATGTCTTAGCCTCTGACCGAATTTGCTTTTGGAAGTCCTTAATGGTTTCCTTCACAAAATACTCAAAGTTCTTTTCTACTTGAAAGAAAGACGCTACTGCGGCGGGTAATCCGTACAGAGCCGCCTTAGAACCCCGTGCATGGTCAGTATAAGGACTGAGATCAGATGTAGCCGACATGGCTCACTCCGTGGGTTCTAGGCGTTGGTATACCCGACGCTCATCGGGTACTTACATTCTACCCTATTGTAGGTAGGCTTGTAGGCCAAGGAGCATTAATATTAGTTAGAGCAGGGGGGCCAACATCATTAACAAATTCCTGATCTACATAGATTTCAAATCCCTGAACAATTACAAATACTTCAGCCTTTAAACGACCCCGTACTCGGTAATCTGAGATTCCATAAACACGCCCATCATATATAAATATGTCATTGAGGTGTGGTTGATATTCCCAGGCATTCTCAATACCTGCATCCCGCATATCCCTAATTGATATTTTGGCTTCAATAGTCTGCGTGGGTTGACGACCATCAGCAATAGACCTGCGGGCATCTTCAGTTTCGGAAACAAGAAGTACAGGAATAACAATGCCATCTCCATACTTGCGCCCCCCTGTTCCATAAATGCCCTCATCATAGACATCGTTATAGACACTGGTTGTGGACACATTTTTGCCCAAAGGAAGGAACGGGTACCACACTACAAATTCAGAAGTTGTATTTTGATACTTTCTGTATTTGTCATGAATGTTATTTAATTCACGCCGCACATCCATCAGTAGTACGCATTCGTCGTCTGACCAGATAGAGGTGTGGTATCAATAAAGACATCTTCACGGAGACTGTCACCCTTTACTTCTGGGTCAATAATGCCATCGTCAATCAAAGGCCACAAGCGTTCTGTAGGTGAGTAATCACCAAACTCCTGTTGCTTATAAATAGGAATGAGTCTATTTGTTGTACGAGATACACGACGAAGATTAAAGACTTCCAATCGGTCAAACCCAATGTTTAGGTTAGTGGCGTGTCGTTCATATTCCTTTTCCCACTGCATAAGGAGTGTTTGTACCATGCGAAAACGCTGGCTTGCAGGGATATGAATAGATTCAGATGTAAGTACATCAATGTCACGACTGTACTCAGTCATAAGTGCCCATAGACATTCACAGATAGCGGCAATACCAATAGCGTTAATAACTACATCTGCCAGTTGATATACCTGTAAGTTAATGGCATGGAGGTGCTTTTCTAATGCTCGTTGAGCATAAAAGTCCAGGTCAGTGGGGGTAACCCACTCATAGTAATAACCTTCAATAAGCAGTTTGGTATTAGCCCCATATGTTGACGATAATCGTAAAACACCATTACGCTCATCAATAGAGTACTGACTAGAAGTCAAAGCAGAAGCAGTACCTGATGAAGAGGTGTATACCGCTACCCACAAAGAACTGGTATCAATATTAATTTGACCAAGTTCATAGGTCCTTCCTACAACATCAAAAGATGTTTGAAAGAACTTTGGAAAGTCTCGTAAGTAGGTACGGGCAATTTCGGTAATTGTTGAGAGATCAGCCACAGTCTAATTGTACCTTACTGAACAGAAGCGTTAGGACCAGGGACTGTTTTCTGCGTAGGTTGACCCATTGCTGGCTGCTCCTCACGCATACGACCTACTGTGATTCCTCGTTTAAGACGAATTTCAGTTGCGGTCCCTGATGGTTTAGGGAGTCGTGCAACCATTACAGAACCCGAATGAACCAACGCATTGAAGCGTATGGAGGGATCGTGGGAACAGCAGTAGGAGTAACACTTCCTTTAAGTCCTGTGTTTGTACTATTTGGACCGAGTGTATTTACATTTGTGGGTTCCCCAGTGTTACCAGTAATGGTAAGACCAATGCTGTGTTGGTGGTCAGGTGCACTAGAGGTATTAGCAGAGAATGATACTTGCATACCATATCCAGCACCTGCACCAAGACCATCAATGAGTCCATCAGAAGTAGCCGAGTACCCTGCTAGATAGCCAGCAGCGA